ACTTTCAAAAGTTGTTAAATCAGTTGTGTATTGATTTATAACATACCTTTTATCACGAATTATAATTCTATCATTTAACCTTAAATTTAATAACTCTAAATAAGGCAAACGCATTTTAACTTTTACCATTCTTGATTTTAAAGAATACAAGTTATTTAAGTAAGCTAAATAATAATTATTAAATAATGAATTGTCAACAGGGTTTAAAAAATAAGAACTTATTTCAAGACCCCAATTCAAACTATTGTTTGTTAAGTCTGAAGTATCAATACAATCCTGACCAAACACATTAAAATTAGATATATTGGTATTTGACAAACCTGTATTAAAAAATAATGTTCCTGAACTTCTTTCAGTAAAATATAATATAATAGGTTTTGGTGCGTATGGTGTTAAGTCTGATTTTAAAGCATATCCAACTTGTAAGTTAGTACCTGTAAACTTATTAAATAATAAATTTTCAAATGGTAACTTAATTGAATAATCAGAACCATCTGTGTTAAAAGTAGAACTCAAATTCCCATACTCTCTTGAGTTTGTAGAAAAGAATTGTCTGCTTAAAAGGTTTTCGCTTTTTTCATATTCAAAATTAATTTTCTTATATGGTTTAATTCTTTCAAAACTTAAATCAGTTGTACAATATTCACTAAAATCTTTTATACCACCTAAAAAATACCAATTTTCTAACTGCTCTATAGTAAAATTAATTCCATCGGTACTATATGCAGTAAGGTTAAACATTTTTAATATACCACTAAAGAAGTCTGACACCTTCATATCAGGCATATAATTCAATAAATTAAGGTTAGCATTTACGCTTCCGCTACCTGTTCCTAAAATTGAAGTAACAAAAGCTATAAAACCACCTGCCGCATTTGTCTTTCTGTATGAAAAAACATAATCATAAGTGTACGAAATAGGTGTAAAAGATTCAACAAAAAATGTATAGTCGCCCCCTCTGTACTGCCAAGGAACATTAATTATTGTTTGATTTGTATTATATTCGTATGAAGTATATAAATCGCCATCTTTATAAATAAATACTCTATGATTTACAACACTTGGAAACGTTATTCTTATTTTAAAATCAGGAACATCAGCAAAGAAAGAACTTAAACCTGAACCAATTCTTGTCCTTGTAGTAGATAATAATTTATAAGTATTGTTTTCAATTTTAAAAACTTGAGGTAAATACGTTACGTTATTATTTAAAGTAATTTGTTTTCTTTGAGTTGTAGATACAAAGTTTTTAGAATCATTATCCTTTAACCATAAATAAGCCTTACTGAATTTTTGTTGCTGTAAAAAACTTCCGCTAAAATTCAAATTGTATTTATCAGCAATAGCATCAAATATTTTTGAAACTCTTAAAGCAGGGAATAATTCATTAAAGTTAATTGCACCACCACTTGTTGAAATATCACTTGCACCACCAACGCCATACTGCCAAACTCTATCTGAAGTTATTAAAGGAAACATAACGTCTTGAGGTGTAGCTGAACGAACTAAAGTTCTAACGTTATCACCGCTGTAAGAAATAGTATAATCGTTTAAAGTTTCTACGTCTTTTAATTTATCTTCACCAAATTTATCGGTTAAAGATTTTAATTCGCCATAGAAAGTTATCTTGTAATCTTCAACACGATTATCTTTTATGCTCGCAGATTCTAACTGCCATTTACCTGTTCTGAAAGTTTGTGTATCAAGTTCTATATAACCTGAGTATCTTGTACGTTGGTCAAATCCGTTATCTAAACTATTTTCGTACCAATGTCTAAAGATTTTATTATTGTTATCACTTGCAGGAATTGTAAACGATTGAGAATAGTCCGTAAATACTTTTGATATATCGTTAACGTTTTGTATTGAAGAAGTTAAAGAAATCTTTTCATCGTCAAATAATTCTATACGTCTTGCAACATTGCCAAAAACAAAATCACTTACATTAACTGCATCTACAGTTATAACACTATTATCAACAGTGTATAATGTACTATCTACAGTTAAAGGTGATAATGTTTCTACCTCATCATCAACGTATATATATAAAGCTACTTTCATTATATTACATCGTTTATAAGTCCGTAATTATATTCGAACTCTATTTCGTAATTAATATTCTTTTCTTTTAAATTTGTTTTGTAATCTGCACTTTGACTTTTAACAATTACAGGTTTATTATTTAGTAAAACTGTTTCACTTAAAAGTAAATCTTGAATTAACTCAAAGTAGTTTTCATCTACCCAACCTGTGTTACATTTTATTTTTTGTTTTCCTTGTTGATTAAATACTCTTTTCTGACCTTGTAAGACATTATAATTTATCGAAGCAGGTAACATACTAAAGTCTTTAGAAGTTACGTCTATTGAACTACTATTAGCTTTAAAAAAGGTTAAGAACTGCCAACCGCCATAACGATTAATAAAAGTACAAGTTATAGGAGTGTATTTAGGCTCGCATAATTGTTCGGTATTAATTCCAAAAATTATTTCACCACCTTCGTAACTTAAACTATAAGGGTCATAATCGTATGGTAATTTCCATAAACCTTCACTTTCAGGTGTGAAAAAATATTCATCGTTACCTTCCCAAACAAAATCAGTATTTTCTTCAATCCAAACATCTATATAATTAAAACCTGAAAATGTAGTCAAATTAATATTTGTATTTACTAAAGGAATTACAGTTTGCTCATCACTTTGATTATAACCACCTGAGTATTGTGTGTAACCATTTAAACAAACAAAAGTTTCAGTATTTAAAAGCGTTGGTGTTGACGTTACTAATTTGTATGTTTTAATTTTCATATAACACCAAGTGTTAACATTCTCTTCAGTAGGTACTGAAACAGTTACAGGAGCAACAGGCTTAATATATTCTTTTGCATAGTTTGCTACATTCCAAGTTATTGAAGGCTGTAAAGCACTCGGTATGTTTTTAGTCAAAGTATAAGTTGGTACAGTAGGTTCAGTTGTACCTTTGTTCCATAAGAATACTTCTATTTTAGCCCCTGTTTGTCCTGCTTCGTTTATTTCAATAAAGTACGGACTTCTTATAAATATTTTTTTCATTTCTTATTAATTGTATATTGTAAAAATTGTTCAACGTCTAATCCGTATGCTTCAATTAATTCATCAGGTAAACGTTCAAATGCTTTATTAAATGGTTTTGTAAAAAATAAACTTGGTTTAATTCCGTTCTTTAAAATACCACCTGCAATTAAATAAGCAGTAGATTTATAAGACATAAACTTTCCATTTTCTTTTCTAAATTGAAACCTACGTTTTGTTACCCATTCAGTAATTGGTTTTAAAGGTGGTCTTTTATTTTTGTAACTAAATGGAGTATCATATTTTTTTTTCGTTCCACTAACTCCTTGGTCTTGAAACGCACCATAATCTTCCATTAAAAAAGACATTCTAAAACTATTAGCACCTACTTCAATTTCACTATCTAATGAATTGTATAATTTCTTATTTACGTTCTTATTGCTTTTACTTAAATTACTTCTACTCTGCTGAATTACATATTTAGCAAAGTTGTTTAAGTATTTATATGTTTCTTTATTATCCATTAACAGATAGTAATATCGTTTCTTACCAATACATCAAACGTAACCGCCCATCCTGCTAAATCGTTCTCGAAACGTTCTGTAAATGGTTCGTAAGTAGGGTTACCTGTTAACTCCCAAAAGTCATCAGCAATATCTGCTCTGTTTAATTTATTTAAAACCCTTGTAGCTAAAAGTAATTGAGTGTTCCAAATATCAACTTTATTGCTATCATCTTTTTGGTTTATAATATCCATTAACAAAATAGTAATATTAAAAGATAATACGTTACCTTGATGCGTTGCACTATTTAATATAATATGACTTAAAGGAAATATTGTTTGTTTGTTTAAATCAACTTCAAATATATCACCCTCTGTAACTGTGTTTACAAATGGTTCATCAAGTAACACATCTTTAATTTCTTTTATAATTCTATATATCATTACGTTTTAATTTTTTTATTTCTATTTCGTTTTTTTCCTTTTCAAACATTAACCACATCATTAGTTTTGTGATTGGTAATTTAGTGACGGCATCGAACCTGAGAATATCCCCTTGAGCTGCTGCGTAAATTGATTGATACCAACCCCACTTTTTACCAAAACCTGCTTCGCTTGTTCCGATTGTTCCACTTCGTTCTGTATATAATCCGTCAAAGCGTTCACGCAATCGTTCTGCAAAGTCCAAAAAAAAAGCATAGAACCTAAAGCAATATCTAAAGGCATATATTTTAAAACCTCTGCATATTTATAACTTGATTCGTATTCTTCTATGGTATATAAATCTTTTATCTTTGATTTAATTGGTCTGAATAAAACAGCCATAGCTTGATGCAAAGTTTCAGTGCTACCTAAATAGTTTTCTAAATCTATAAACTCGCCTGAAGTCATATCTTCTAATTTAGGTATAAACCCAAACTCGTAAACACCTAACTTAAAAGTTTTAGTTAGCTTTGGTTTTTGTTGTAGTAAGTTATCTAAATGTAAAAGTAAATCATCAATATCAGCTATACGAATACGTGCAACATCTTTAAGTTCTATGTTACAAAATATTTCAATAGTCTTTTGATTAACAAAATGACTCGCTTCGTTTTCTTGTATTAGTTTCTCAAACCTTTGGTATTGATATAAAGTAATTTCGTTTAACGAATCAGGTACGTTTATATTTACTTTCATATTTTATTTTAAAAATTAATTAACTTAAGAATTGTATAAAACAAAAAAAGGTAGCCATTTCTGACTACCAATTTCCAACCAATTTTTATTAACTCTAAACTAATTTTAAATTTAAAACTTCATACAATTCAAATACTTTATTAGTAAGTGTTTCATCTTGTTTGTATTTATCACTTCCTATTTTCTTTGTGCCATTTACGTTGATTTCTATTTTAACGTAATTGTATTTTCTTTTGCCTACGTGGTAAGTATCTTCTATTACTATTGGGTAAATAGTTATTCCGTTACTCAGACACTTTGTTACTGCTTTTAAGTTCACGGTAAATTAAATAAAAGGTTAATAAACAAAATACTGCCTGTACTAAATAATCTTGTGTTAACATTGCAACTGATGCTGATATTACTCCTGCGATTGTTCTCATAATTTTTAATTGTTATTGTTTGATGGTGTAAAATTAATAAAATATTTTAACATACAAACAAAATTAAAAACTTTAACAAAACTTTAACATTTAAACCTGCCACATATAAAGTATATCTTGCTTTGCTATATTGTACATTTGCTGCATCTTTTTTATCTCACCTACATTTCTTGGTAAAGCTATTAATACATTTTGATTAGTCTTTAAATAGATATAGCATTCTATTGTAGCTATGATTTCTCCGTATGTCATTAATAGATATAATAGTTTCCTTTATGTGGATTCTCTAATTGTGAAGTCATAGCGTAACGCATAGCATCTATAGCGTGATTGTAAGCATCAATAGGTTTATTTAGTTTGTTTCCTTGTTTGTCAACCATCCAAATATAGTTTCTTAATTCATTGATTAAGTTCTTACTTCTTGAGGTTACATAAACTTTGTTTTGATTAATTAAATTAAGACCATATATGATACTATCTCGACCCTTGCTAACAGGTAATACATTATGGCCATAACTGTTCAACTCAGCTATTGATTTAGGCTCAGCACTATCAGCATAAACAATATCGTTTACATTATTTGTTTTAAGCAAATCACTAATATCAGAATTTAATAATCCCC